CGAATCCGTGAAAGTCAAATTCTTTTTTTATGATTTCTGCTTTTGACAAAAGTTCAGTAGATGTAAAAGTTTCATCTATATCTATATATCTAAAATGGTCGTGAACCCACTCTATTTTATCTTTCCAAACTTTATCTTCTATTTTGTTAAATGGTAAGCCAACCAAAAACTCGCACATTTTTTTACTTATACTTGTTGCTTCGTTCTCTGCACTATAGATTAAAAATTTTAATCCATACTTTCGTGCATAGAGCAATAACATATAAAGTAAAGTAGTTGTTTTACCAGTACTAGCGTGTCCCAGTACTACATTAAAGCTATTAAATTTAAATCTCCAGTATTCATCTATTTCATCAATCCCAAGTCGTAAACCTTCCTTTATTTTACCATTACGAATATCATTTAATCTACTGACTTGAGATCTTAATGAAACTGTATTAGAACGGTAGTCCGTCATCGTCTTCTGTGTTGCGATCAGGACTATGTTCCTTACTAGTTACTTCTTTGTAGTTGTTATTTTCTAATTTGCTATAAGGTTTTCCTGCTTTACTTAGCATTGTCACAAATTTTAAATAACCTTCGTTTTCCTTTATGTGTTTTTGTACATCAGGATCTTTTAACTGTGCTAAAAACTTTTCTACATTTAAACTATTCTTAGAAACTATATAACTTTTGTCGTTTGTGTATGTATAAAGTCCGTTTATAAATACTGTATCAGTTTTGATTGCCATTTTCTTGTGGTTTAGTTGTTAGTAAATTATAGTATGCAATCGTTACTTGTCCAATGGATGTTAGAAGTGATGACTGTAGTTCTGTTTGTAACCTTAGAGTAGCTTGTTCTATTTCCTCTCCTTCTTTACAATCTGTTTTCTTAGCTTTAATCTTTAATGAATTTTGCCAAGCGTCACTAGTCACAGTTTCAAATCCTAATTTACTCGCAACCGATAGTGCTATACTTTGTTGTTGCGTTAAAGGTACATTTTTTTGTGGACTTTGTGTCTGTGCAGGTTCTTGTTCTTCTACTTTTTTCATCTGTTTACCATTTTGTATAATTTTTTTATCTACTGGGTTTATTCTCTCACTCAATAAATAAGTTACAACATCTCCTTTTGCAAATGGATAAACCTTATTTGCAGGGTAGTTAAATACTGGTATCTCTCCGTTCTTGAAAGCAACCTTATGTTCTCTCATTTCAGTTCCGTCTTTTCCTGACCAAACCTTACCTTCTTCTATCCAATCAATAGTAGCTTTTCTTTCTTCGTTTTGTGCTAATGTCATTATTTCTTTTTATTAAAATTATTTTCTAACCACGATATTTGCCTAGCTATATATTCTCTATTTAATTTTACAATATTCTTAGCTTTTTCATTATCTAAATCTTCTCCATACTCAGCCTTCAGTAATTCTTCTATGCACTCTTGCATAAGCTTCATATACTTAATGTTATCACTATATAAATCTATAACTGTATCTAGTTTTTGTGATTTTCTCCTAACATCTTTTGTCAGGTCTTCTATACGCTCTTTGCGATATTTTAATTGTTGATCCTTAAAAGGAATCGTTTCAGGAATTATACTCATAATGTGTGTTTTTAAATTATTATTAATTATTTATTTGATAAAGTTAATAAATATTTAGATACTGTGCAAAATATTTCGTCTAATTCGTAGTTTTCAATCTTAATTGTTTTTTTTGACAATATCATTAACTCGTCTGCTGTTCCTTCTCCGTGTATTCTATCAATAGCTTTTCCAAACATATACTGATTTCCTGCTAACCAATTATTGCAATAAGCACATTGAGGATATACATTTCTTTCGTCAAATCTAGTTACTAAAAATCGTCTACTAACAAAATGTCCTGCGTGTATTTGCCCACTATCCCATTTCGCTTTTTTACCACAAGTAATACAAGTACAATTACCTGCGTGATCTGCATTTTTTAAACGTATATATTTACTAAATATTCTGTCAATTTTTTTTATTAGTTTTCTACGCATAAACCACTATATAAATTTATGTACAATATAGTATAGTACAATAATATATAATACAATATAATATAATACAATATAGTATTAAAGTTTTCTAATTTTTTCTAACCCACGACTTCCAAAATATGCACCGTAAACCAATAACATTAATTGATTAATTATATTTAAATCATATTCCATAAAAAAACCAGTTGCGTATACCAAAGTTAAGAATACAAGAGATAAAGGTCGTACATTTTTACTAAGCCAAGAATCTGACATAAGATCTGCTTCCCACCTTCTAGTAACAGAATCCATTTCTTCTATCTCTATTTCAAGCATTTTTAAGGCAGTTTCTTTGTCTTCAGGTGGTAAACCTTCATCACTTACAATTAAGTTCTTTAAAACACCAAGTACTCCTTTATCAGGAATCGTCTCTGCTAGTGTCTGAAACACCCCTGACTTCCCTAGCAGGAACTTGCCTAGTTTCGTTTCTTTGAACTTTTTTCGGTTTTTGCTCATACTTTACTTTTTTCGGTTTTTCTACTTTTTTTTCTGTATACATTTGCATTCCGTTTTCTCTGGAATTTATATATACTTGTTTTCTGTTTAAACCTTCTACATAAGTACAATGTACCCAATTAGGAGAATCTTCGCCAAACTCCCATATTAATACATCAAAATCTAACTTGTCTTTTATAAAATTAAAAATATCTTTATTTGATACATCTGTATTATCATTGTCTATATCTATTGCTTGTCCAGTAATGTGTTTACTGTGTGATACTCCACCTACTAAACTATTTAATCGTTCGCAACGATACATACTTGACACATATATAGGTTTTTTAAAGTAATCTCTTATTGGTTGAAATAATTTTTCTGCTGTTACTTTTAAATTATCTAATGTAGAACCACTTGGTGTATTATCTATACCTTTACGTTTTGCAGTTTCAGATCTACACGCTTCTGCTAATGTTAAATTTTGTGATAGTTTCATTACATAATATTTTTTACATACCATTTAAAAAATTGTGTTGCCCAAAACATAGTTAAAAACAACCATACTGTTGAGTATATAATATAAGGTACATTGTACCAAAATGCAGCTTGGATTTCTATCCAAACTCTCTTAAAAAAGTTTTTCATAATTGTTTGTTTTCTATAAAGTTAATTATTTTTTCTTTAATAACTGTACAATTTTTATTATCGTATATATTAAAGTTGCTATAATTAGTAGTCCTTGTAAATATTCATTTATCTCTGCTATTGTTATTATATAAACACTAATTCCTAATATTGTTGGTTCAAATCCATTCATTTTAATTCATTTTAAATGCCATATAAAGAACTCCACTTGAATTGAAAAAGTTTGTTGGGTAAAATCCATCTGACACGATTTCCACAGACCCTGTCGAAACACTAACCTCTGCGTCGCTTTTATTAGCATACAAAACAGGTTTTACTAAATTACCTCCATTAGAGCCTGTTGTTCCATCACTTCTTACGCTATCACAAATAAACCAATCATTTGCAGAATTAACATATTTCATTAAAATCCAATCAGGTTGAAATCCTGTAGAAACTTTTGTAGAAGCATTACTTGAATAACTTCCAAACTTGCTAAACCCTGATTTTGGTGCCCAACAATAAGCAATATAATTACCACTATTACTGTTAATACAAGAACCTGAAGCACAATTACTCAAAGTAAATACAGAACTTGTTGGTGTTGTGTTATTAAATGCTGCATCAGTAACTTCTGCATCATTTGTGTTTAAGTTTAATGTTTTAGTATTACCTAATGATGAATGATATACAACCCAATCTTCTGCATAATCTAATCTTTTTACAATTATCCATTCAGGTACTGCAGAAAGACCGTGTCCAACAGTAGCACCTGCAGCTTGTGTACCGTACCAATGTACTATACTAAATCCATTTGCAGTATTTACATTTACTGTACTTGGTATTGTTCCATCTATGTTAGATTGCCAAGTATTACCTGCTTTCCAACACCAAGCTACAAAGTCGTTACCACTTGAATTTACTGCATTTTGACTTTGAACTGTAAATCCATCTGTATCTAAACTTGCTAAACCATTAGGAGATTCTGTACTTGCAGTAAAATCTAAAGAGGGGTACAATGTATTTGTACTCGAACTGACACCTCTTATAGAATCATACAACCTATGATTTTCTGTTGCATCTCTTTTCTTTATCCAAACTAGATCTGGTTGGAAGCCTGCTCCTGTAATTGATTGTGTGCTACCATTACCTGTGTATGTTAATGTTTTGAAGCTATTAGCAAGTGTAGTATTGCTTGGTACATTTTTAGCTATTGCCCAATAAATGTATAAATTACCATTTGCATTATTACCTTGTGTAACACCATCAGCAGTTATTGAAAAACCTGTTGATGACAATTCTAAGTGTGGGTTTGAGTTACCAACGTGTTCTTCTTGTGGGTCATTATTATTTGGTTGTAAAAACTGATTTAAACCTCTTTCTCTTCTTGTATCGTATAAATGCCAATTAGCAGTTCCTACAGTACTTTTAAGTAATATAAAATCAGGTTTAAAACCAGTTGTTATTGTTTGTCCTGCACTTCCATCTCCAGTATAGCTTCCAAACTTTTGATAACCTGTTACTGAATTAAAACAATATGCAATAGCTTTTTGATTTCCTGTTAAAGTCCAACTTGGATTAAATACTGTTGCATTCACAGTATTAAATAAATTGGTAGCAGTTGCCATTGCCCCAGTTGTATTAAGCCTCATATTTTTAGTTGTTCCCATACCTGTATGATAAACATAC